TCGCCAGCCACCGCCTTCGCTTTCTGCACCGCCCTGCCCGTCCGGCGACACCGCCGGCGCGCACGGCGCATACGCCGGTGCATAGCCGACCACGAACGGGAAGCGGCGTGCACCCGGGCAGCCTTCATCGGTCGTGTTGAGACCGGTGGGCGCCACCGACTGCCAGTCCAGACCCTTGTTGCTGACACGCAGCGGTGCGCTCGGCAGGCGCTGGAAGATGCCCGACCACACCCGCATCGCGCCGGTGGCGCCGTACAGGCCGGCCTGCTCGTTCTGGTCGTTGCCGATCCAGATCACCGCCAGATGATCGCCGGTGTAACCGGCATACCAGCTGTCACGGCCGTCATTAGTGGTACCGGTCTTGCCAGCCGGCTGCAGCCGGCCCAGACCGTCGGCGTTGAGGCGTTGCGCGGTACCGCTGGCGACCACCTGCTGCAGGCCGACACTGATCAGGTTGGCGGCGATCGAGTCGCCTTCCTGGGCCGGCGCCGGGGTCTTGTCATACCGCTTGAGCAGTTTGCCCTGCGGGTCGAGCACGCCACGCACCGCGTGCAGCGGCTGGATCTCGCCGCCGGACGCGAGGAACTGGTACAGCTGCGCCATCGCGTAGGGACTCTGGTCGGTAGAGCCGAGGATCACCGCCGGATTCGCTTCGGCCTTGATACCCGCCAGCACGTGGATCAGCTGGGTCACCCGCTCGGGGCCGACCTGCATGCCCACGCGCACGGTGGCCTGGTTGTAGGAATGCGCCAGCGCGTCGATCAGGCGAACGGTGCCATGGCTGCGGTTGTCGGCATTGCCGGGGCTCCAGTTGCGGCCACGACCGAGCTGGACGGTCACCGGTGAATCGTCGACCCAGGTGGCCAGCGAGTAACGGTCCGGCTGAGCCAGCGCCAGCAGGTACACGAACGGCTTGAGCAGCGAGCCGACCGGGCGCTGTGCTTCGATCGCGCGGTTGAAGCCGACCTCGGACACCTCACGGCTGCCGATCACCGCCAGCACGTCACCGTTGTGCACGTCGGTCAGCACCATGCCGGCCTGCAGTTCGGGGCGACGCTTGCTTTCCAGCGACTTGATGGTGCGGGTCACCGCGCCTTCGGCATAGGCCTGCGCGGACGGCGACATACCGGTCATCACGCTCAGGCCTGCGCCCTGCAGCGCCGATTCCGGATAGTCATGGCCAAGCTGGCGACGAACCAGGTCGACGTAAGCCGGGAAGCGGTTGGCCGCGACCAGGCCCGGCGTCTTGGGCACGCCCAGCGGTGCCTTCAGCGCACGCTGGTACTCGGCATCGTCGATCAGCGTGGCTTCGTGCAGCTTGCCCAGCACGAAGTTGCGGCGATCCAGCGCCCGCTCCGGGTTGCGACGCGGGTCATAGAAGGACGGCCCCTTGACCAGGCCGATCAGCAAGGCGATCTGCTCGGTTTCCAGCGACGACAGGTCACGGCCGAACCAGAATTCGGCGCCGGAAGACATGCCGTGGATCGCCTGGCTGCCACGCTGGCCCAGGTACACCTGGTTGAGATAGGCCTCGAAGATGGTGCGCTTGTCGTAGCGCGCTTCCATGATCAGCGCGTACAGCACTTCGTTGAACTTGCGGGTGACCGTCTGTTCCTTGCCGATGCCGAGCAGGCCGCTACGGGCCAGCTGCTGGGTCAGCGTCGAAGCGCCCTGGCGGCTCTGGCCGCCGGAGCGGATGGTCACCCACACCGCGCGGGCAATGCCGGAAAGGTCGATGCCGTGATGACGGTTGAAGTCCTTGTCCTCCACCGCCTGCAGGCCGGTCACCAGCAGATCCGGCGCCTCATCCATGCGGATCAGGCGGCGCTCTTCCTGCTTCTGGCCGTACAGCGTGGCGATGCGGGCCGGGTCCAACCGTGCGGCCTTCAAGGCCTTGCGGTTGTCGGCGTCGCGCAGCGAAGCGACCGCACCGTCGGACAACGACAGCTCCAGCCGGCGCGGAGCAACGCGGCCATCGACATCGTTGTAGCCGCGGCTGGAAATAACGAAGCGCCCACCGTTCACCGCATAGGTGGCCGGCTCCTTGCCCTGCCCGTCATCGCGGTAGGCGGACGCGGCGAGCTCGGTCTTCAGGGTTGCCGCGTCCAACGCCTTGCCCGGCGTAAGCACCAGCGGACGCGCGTACACACGGGTCGGAATCTGCCAGCGCAGTTCACCGAACCGCTGGGTCACCTGTTGGTTCAGGTACAGCGTATAGGGGATCAGGAAGCCCAATCCCAACGCGACCGCGGCCATGCTCCAGGTGATCAGGCGGCGCCGCCACAGCGGGCCGTTGTCCTGCTGGTCGTCGTCGTAATCGTCGATGTCGTCGGAATCGTAGCGTCGGGGCACGGGGATGCGGGCAGGTAGGGTCTGGCGAGTCTAACGCAGCCGCCGTGTGTTCAGGGGTGAGATATATCAGGGGTGTTGGCGAGATATATGCCGGACAACCCCGGACAACGCGGGATTACCGCTCACCTTCATTCAACACTCATTGCGCGTGGCGCAATCACTCGCCGGCCTGTTCCAGGTTAGCGAGTTGCGTGAGGATCTGATGCTCTCGAACTCTAAGCTGCCCCAATTCGATCAGTAGCCCGATCTTGCTGCTGCTCAAGGCCCCAGACTTCCGACGACGCTGCATCATCGTGGCGATGATATCTCCATCTTCAGCGTCCAAAGTGCGGAGTTGCTGTGAGTAGTCGTTGACCGTCGTCTTGCTGATGGAAAAGCCGAGCTCAGCCAGCCATTGGGAGATTTCGACAGACTGCGAATACCCGTTGTTCCGCAGTCTCTCCTGTACCTCGGCCAGGACTGCAGGTGGCAGCGTGGTCATTTTGGGCGGTCTGGGCATGGCTTCTCTCGAAAGTTGCAGTCAGGGCGATGAGCGAAACAGATCCAGTTGATCAAGCCCGCCGGCACGATCCTGAGCCCGACGGATCAGCCGGCGAATGCTTCTTTCGTGCATCCCGGTCTCGTGGGCCAGTTTAGCGGTCGAAGCGCCGGCCAGGTAGGCGCGCAAGATCTCGATCTCCCGCTGCGTAGCTTTGAAGTGCGCATCCTTCGGGTACGTGATGGTCTGCCCGCCCCAGTGTTCAGCCAGGCTATCGGCCACCGCTGCTCCCACCAGGTCAGCAACCTCGGCTGGAAGCGCATGCTCACGACTCAGCAGACCTGCCACCACTTCGGCAATCTCGCTGAGAAGCTCATGACGGCGGGCCTCCATCGACCTCATGCCGAAGGGGCCTCCCGCCGGGCGCGGCGATTGGCATCGATCTGAAGAGCGGCAATCACTTTGGACAACTGATCCGGGTTGCACCATTCCAGGCGTCCTACCTTGAACATGTGGCGGGCCACCGAATGGGCATATTCCCACTCACGCCCCGAATCAGCCAGCAGGGCTTCGATCTTGGACAGCTGAGGGGACAGGTCGCCCTTGGGGCGGCCTGCCCAACGTTTGGCTGCGTACGCCGCCTTGGCGGGAATTCCACCCAGGCGACGCAGCTCGTTGGCGATCGCATCGAGCTGCCGGCGATCGCATTTGCCGGCGCTTCGCTGGGAGGCCCCGTGCTCCTTGGAGACGCGCTCAACCAAGTCACGGTAGACGTCCTCGGAGAGACCGAGCTTCTTGGCGCCGGCGTGGATCGCGGCCAGCACCCGGTTACGGCCGTCGCCGGCCTTGCGAATGCGCGTCATGCCTTGCTCCTTGCGCCCTGAGCGGCCCGGAGGGCGGTCTGCCATGCCGGCACTTCCTGACCGGCATGATCCAAGAGCCGCCGCAGTCCTTCGCGCGCACCAGGCACGATACGGCCGCCGTCCTTCAGGACGGCGGCCACCTGGGACTTCTTCGTCAGCGGATTGCGGCGGATCAGCGGCCCCTCGCTCGCGGCCAGCTCTGGCGGGAGCCAGAAAAGCGGGACGGTGTAGGTTGCCCGCATGGCCGGCCAGTGGCCGCGCTGGCTCTCACTGCCCATCTCCATGAGGTCCGCCGGCACTGCCCGCCGCAGTTTGCGGTCGGCGAAGAACGCTGGCGTCGAACCAGGCGGCATCAGGTAGCCAAGAACCGCATCCACCGCCGCTCGAACGGCTGAGCGTGACGGGCCGTTGGCCACGGCGCGAGGCGCGGCCTTGTAGGCCCGCCATGCCGCGTCGTACACGGTCTCATCCATGAGACACCTCCACTTCCTCGACCTGCATGAGGCAGGAATCGAGATCGGGCCGGTCGTCCCAATCGACCAAGCGGATGCCGTGGGGCGACGGCCAGCCCTCCAGCTGATCGAACTCACGCTGCATACCCTCGGTCGAGTAGCTGGAGTTCACGTCCAGCACCCACCCCATGAACTCGGCACCCGCCATCTTGATGACGGCCAGTACCGCGTCGCCGTCGGCTTCTCCAAGGCGCTCATCGGCACCGGTCCAGAACTTGTTGATTTCCGTCGCCAGCTTCGGCGTCAAGATGCTGTGGTCGATCTCAAGCTGTACCTGGCCTTCGCCCCAGTCACGTTCAATCTTGTAGCGCTTGATGGTCATGCCGGGCCTCACGGGTTCGTTGAAAGGTGGAAGGCCTGTTCCAGCAGCACGAACAGGTAGCGAATCTCACCGCTCTGGAGGGCGAAGCGGGCATCGAACTCGGCGCGATGGCTATCGGCGTCGGCTTGCTCCAACTGCGAGAGCGCACCGTCCAGGAACTTCAGCTTTCGCACCACCAGGTCATCGCCCAGCTCGAAGGACAGCGCGTCCTCCAGCACCAGGGCCAACTTGGTGACCTGCTTGCCGGCATCCAGGTGCTTGTCGATCTCGTCGCTGCGCAGTTCCTGGTCGCTGCAGCGCACCTTGGCGCCACCCTCGACCGGATCGCGCAGCTCGGCGGACTCTCCAAGGGATAGCCCGTCCGGCAGCGGCTCGCCAGCGATCCAGCCGGTCAGGATCGAGCGCGGCGCGACCTGGGCATTCAGCGGGATTGCCGGGAAGCTGCCCAGCAGGCCACGGATATCGGACACGAAGGCCTCGCCCACCTTGCGGCTGGAGGTATCCACGGCCACATAGCCGTGGGTGAGGTCCAGGATCGCGTCGTGGCGAGTGTTCTTGACGAAGGCCTTGGGCAGCAGCTCGTGCAGGATGTCGTCCTTCATGCGCTTGCGCTCGCGGCCACCGGGTCGGCGCCCCTGTTCCTGCTCCATGACCTGAAGACGGCTCTCCAGCGCACGGTTGACCACCGCTCCGGGCAGAATCTTGTCCTCGCCACCCACCGTCAGCCAGAGGAAGTTGCCCTGCCGGCACGACAGGTGCTCCTGCTCCTCGCGACCGAAGGGGGAAATGAAGCCGCGCGAGTTCATTTCCAGCGGACCGACCGGCTTCAGAACGCCATACGGCAGCACGGATTCGACTTCGGAGAAGTCGGTGCTGGTCGGAAAGCGGAACAGCACCAGGTTACGCATGAACATGGCGGTTCTCCTTTGAGTCGGTGTTGCGGTTGCTGGCGCGCAGTGCGCCCCAGCGCAGCCGACGCGGATGCTGGGAACACCACGCAAGCCAAGCCCCAAGCGCGTCACCCTTTGCCCGCTGCGTCTGCGCCTCTGGCACACCCGGTACAAGCAGCATCCCCTGCATCATTCCCTTTCCGTGCCTGGCTGCGACGCTGATCACCTTGCGCAGCTGCGCGCTGCTCCCTTCGGCAATGAAGATTGCGCCGTCCGGCACGTTTGTTCCGAAGCCGATCTGGCCATTGGCCCAGCAGTACGCGATCACAATTGCACCTCGCAGATGGATTTCTGAACCTCGTGGATCAGATCCAAACGTTGGTTGGCGGCAGCCAGCGCGGCGGCCATCGCGCCCACCGCCTGCTGAGCGCAGGGGCCGCACATGGGCGACTCGGGCGCACCGGTGGGCATGTCGCAGTTGACGCAGGCATGACGCGGCCCGGTGGTGGCCACCTCGGGGTCGGTGCGATCTTCGAAGTGCAGCAGCGCCGGCTGGGAGATGTGGCGCTTCAGGCGCCAGGGCAACGCGTCTCCGCGCGCCTCGATGTACCGCACTGCCTGACGGACGGCATAGCGAGCAGCGGTCGCGTCTTCGCCTTGGACGTTGCCGCAGGTGGCGTCGAAAAAGCGCAACCCGTCCAGCTCGACGGCCAGAGCGTGGATCTCGACGTCGGCCCGCGCCGCTCGGTCGGCGATCTCCACCGCCAGGGCCAAGGTGCTGGCATTGAGTGCACCGCGAACACCGTCGAAGCGGAAGGTGCAGGTGTCTCGGATCTTCGGCATGTCAGACTCCGGCCACGTCGAGGGAAATCGGCTGGTACTGACCCCGTGCATCGCGCTCGTAGAAGCGCACGTAGGTCTTGCTGCCCACCACCGTCACCGCATCACTGATCGCGGTCATTGCCCGCTGCCAGCGGGCGTCATCGAACTGCAGCCGGCGCAGTGACAGCACCTCTGCCGTCTTGATGCTGCCGTCCTGGCCCACCTTGAAGGCGCTGTTGACCAGGGTGCGCAGCTCGGCGCGTGAGCCTTCGGTCCAGTCGTTCAGGCACTCATCGATGAGGGCCTTGGCGGCCTGCAGGCGCTCATCGAACTGGATGGTGTCCTGGCAGGCGCGCAGGATCTTGAAGCGGCCATCGTAGGAATACAGGCTGACGTTGCCCTTGTCGCCGCCGATCTTGGCGCCGTACTGCTCGCCGCTGAGCTGCACGAACGCGCCGATATCGGCGAACGTATCCGCCTTGAACGTGCGCAGTGCTTCGCGCAGTTCCAGGGCGCGCTGGATCTTCTCCTGCACCAGCTGGTCACGCGCCAGATCGATCGGCTTGATCTGTGCCTCGGGCACCAGCCGACCGTTACGGTCCTCGCGGTAGCCTTCGGGAATGGATGGGGTCATTGGGCGCCTCCTTGGGCGGCGGGGGTGACAAACGGTTGAGTGGGCCGAAGGACATCGGGGACTCCTTCGACATGGATAGGGCTGGTGGCGGTGAACCAGTCGGCGCGCCAGCGGCGGGCGGCATCCAGCGAGATGCCGAGCAGGCCGGAAATGCGCTGTGGTGTGAGCTGGCGCGGGTTCTGCGTACGCGCCCACAGCGCAAAGCGCATCGCGCGCAGGTGGTCGTAGCGCTGGCGGCCGGTGCGTGCCATCACTCCACCCCACCGAAGATGCGATCGAAGTGGCTATGCAGCGAATCGACCAAGCGACCACCGAGGTAAGGCGGCAGCTCGCCTTCCAGATCCTCCTGGGACTGACACACGGTGCCGATGGAGGGCATCAGCGGGCCTTTGTCGAAGGCGGGACCTTCGTAACCGCCAGCAGCAGATCGGGCCTTCTGCGCCCCTGTCATACCCGGCCGGGTACCACGCACACGCTGCGCCTGCGCGGCCGCCAACGCCGCTTGGTCGATCTTCCAGTCGGGGTTGAGGCGATAGTCGCGGGTCAGCCCCTCGCCAACGCGCAGGATCATCCCGCATCCCAAGGCCGCGTAGACTGCGTTGGACACATGCCAGCGGGATCGGAAGCCGTGCTCCATCACCCGGTCGATCAGATCCGCAGAACGGACCACGCTGGTGCCCAGTGACAGGGCGATGGCGTGCTGCATTGCGACGCTGGGGATGGCGCTCATGGCTGAACGACCTGCGGTTGAGTGATGCCGGCTTCCGTACGCGTCAGCACGATGACCGGTGCAGGGCTGGGCGTGGTGCGAGCGACCACGCAAACCACCGCGCGATGCTTGCCGTCGACCTTGCTGCGGGCCTGGGCGTCTTCGATCGCCTTGGCCGAGTCGGTGAAGGTGTCGCCACCCACCCACTCAGCAGGGACCACCAGGAACTGGCCGCGCTCAGCCATGAGCCACCTCCCGCAGCACCGGAGGACGCTGGGTCCACTCCAGCTGCACGCCCTGGTACTCGGCGGCCATCACGCGGTCCTGGCCGCCGCTGCCGTTGGGCTGGCGGCGCTTGAGGTGGCCACCCACCATCGTGGGAGGGCGGTCCAGAATCAGCACCGCGCGACGGCCGTTGCTGTGCAGGCCCAAGATCTCGATGCCGCTGTTCTCCAGCTCGCGGGCAGTGTTCGCGGCGGCATACAGCACATCGGAGTTACGTTCATGGTTCATGGTTGGATTCCTCGTCGGTAGCGGGCTTGTCCAGCCCGAGTTGTCCGTACAGATCCGGGAGCGCAACGCGCTTCATCGCGCTGACCTGCTCCAGGGAGGTCATGGCGCGCCCGACCAGGAAGGTGCAGGCGCGGTCCAGTTCGGCCGCACTGGCGGCAAGGTGGTAACCGTGAGCCGGGTGGGCGCAGATCGGGTGTCCCTCGCGCCGCAGCTGCTCGATGATCTGGCGCAGGCGGCGCTCGTCGGCGGTGCTGGTACGTGAGGTGATCTGCTGCACCAGGTCGCGGGCGGTGATGCCGTTGACGGCGCCGCGACGGCCCTGCAACTGCAAAAGCACCGTCTGTGGGGACAGCTCTTGCGGCAGCAGGGCCAGCTGCATGTCAGATGGCCCCCCGATCAATGCCGGCGGCAATCGCCAGGTCCAGAATCTCGTCCAGTTCCAGCAGCCAGCGCTTGTTGGTGCTCTGCGAGATCACCAGCACGCCGGTGTGGATCCACACCTCGATCAGGTACTCACGCCTGGAGTCAGGGTCCTGTACCTGGATAGCCCCCACTCGCGACGCTGTGGGGAACATGTGGCAGTCCTGCACCAGCACCCCGATGGACTTCTTTCGCTGTGGGTGCTGGGCGCTGTGGCGCTTGCGGTTGTGCACCTGGCCAAGGCAACGCTGGAGGGTCGGAACGGCCATCATTCCTCCTCGTCTTCATCGCCGTCGCGCAGCTGGTCGACCAGTGCACGCAGCTGCTGCAGGTTGAGGCTGTCCAGCAGCGAGGCCATGTTCTGGCCATCCTGCCAGTCGATGTGCGCTCGGCGGAACAGATCCCGGTGCATCACCGTTACCTGGCGATCGGGGAGTTCTGCCTCGCGCAGCAGCTGATGCGCGAAGCTGCGCAGGTACGGCAGCCCGTCGGTGGGGGCGCGGTCAGCCATGAGCCACCCCTTCACGCTGCAGCACCTCGGCCGGCACATGGGCAGTGATGCGCTCCCAGTTAGCGCGCGGCACGATCACTACCTGCAGGATGTCCACGTTTACCGGTGCAGGACGGTCTTGCATCTCGAAGGGAACCGCCACAACGCGCGTTGCAAGCGGCCACTGCGCCGTCATCGGCTCAACCACCATGCCTTCTACGGCCGGCCAGCCTTCAGTTCGAATGGCCATCTCACACCCCCCGCACGACGTCGGCGGTGACGGTCGGCACGCCCAGGTCAGCGGCGCGGTTCATCGCGGCGATGAGCGCGTTCTGGACGGCCAGCGGGTAGAGCAGCGAGCCCGCACCGCGCGAGGGAACCAGCTTGGCGCGCAGCGCGTCGATGGCGCTCTGTTCCACCACCTTGTCCAGCGGCACCTGGGCGCGCTTGAAGCGGTGGGCCAGGTAGGCGCCCAGCTCATTGTCCAGCGGCGGCAGCGTGATGATTTCAATGCGCTGTACTACTTCGCGCACCTCCGGGTTGTGTTCGGAGAGCTTCACGCCCAGCTCGGGCTGGCCGATCAGGATCACCGACAGCAGTGGGCGCAGGCCGTCCTTCAGCTCGCGGAAGCGCTTGAGGTGCTTCAGGGTTGGCAGCGGCAGGCTGTGGGCCTCTTCAATCACCAGAACGTGGCTGTGACCGGCGCGGGCGCTGTCACGCAGCGATTCGTGCAGTTGGCGGAAGCGGGCTTCGGGGCTGCTCTTCGGCTTGGCCAGCGGCGCGACGGCGGCCATGATCGCCTCAGCGATGTGGTGGCTGCGCAGGGTCTTGCCCACCGCATCGCTGCCTTCGCTGGCCAGCACGTAGGGCTTGATCACAATGACGGCCTGTTCCTCGCGCTGGATGCGATCGACCAGGTCTTCGCACAGCGTGCTCTTGCCGGCACCGCTCTCGCCGATCACCGCAGCGAAGCCGCCGTGGCGGGCAACCTGGTACATGCTCTCGCGGACATAGCGGATATCCGGAGAGAGGAACACGTCTTCGGCGCTGGCTGGATCGGCGAAGGGATTGGTGGTCAGGCCGAAGTGGCGCTTGGCCTGTGGGGTCAATGCCTGAAAACGCAGTAGCATGGGATCTTCCTCGTCGTGAATGTCGTTGTCGTTATCGGTGTCTTGCGTTGGGGAAACCGGGGCCGGCGTGTTGGAGCACGTCGGCCCCTCCTTTTCATGCCAGTGGGCGTCGGTCACGCCGTGCTGGGTCAGGCAGGAACTGATGGCAGCGCGCACCGCTGCTGGATCGCAGCTGGTGGGCAGCTGGCCGTGATTGATCAGGGCATTGAGGGCCGGTCGGCTCAGGCCGGCGGCTGTGGCCAGCACGCCCTGCTTGATGCCGGCATCGGTGAGCAGGCGCTTCAGGCGCAGCGTCATGCCGCACCTCCTTCCACCAGGCGCAGGCCGCCGCGCTCCGGCGTCGCCAAGGTTTGTGCCCAGGACTCGACCTGATCCACCGGCAGGCCTTCAGGCCAGCGCTGGGCGGTGCGTGCGTAGTGGTCGGGCAACCAGGCCGAACCGGCTGCCTCCACCAGTGGCTTCAGGCGCATTGCCGCTTCCACGTGGTTCAGTGGCGGCAGTTCGGCGCGGATCGGCGTAATGGAATCGACGTTGAAGCGAGGCGCTTCCACCACATCGGGGACGGCAACATCGACTCGGTGTCCGCGGCGCGGCAGGTGCTGGATCTCCGGTGCCTGCTGCACCGATTTGTACGGATCGATCCTTCCCCCGAACGGCATTGCCTTGCCCTTACGCTGCGCCTTGGCCTGCTCGTCGGTCTGCGCATCCATCGCCAGACGTTCGACCCGCTTGCGGTTGGTATCGGCCGGCGTATCGGACTGCGCACGGTAGGTACCGACCGCCACTGCGCCGGTAAAGCCGTAGGCGTCGGCCTCCAGCGGCTCCATCGTGTACCAGGTATCGCGCCCAGCGTCGTCGGTGAACAGGGCCTGCGCTCCGAATTCACTGCCGAAGGCATTGCGGGCCACAGTCAGCTTCTGGCCCACGATCACACCCGGGACGCCGGATACATCAAAGCTCTTGCCCAGGAAGCTGATCCGCAGCAGCGGGCTGACCTTGCGCAGTTCCGGTGCTCGGGTAGCAAGCTTCATGCAATCCTCGACAGCCGGTACCAACCGCAGCTGATCCGGTTTGATCGTCATCCACGCCTGATAGCGCGAGGACTTGTGCCGGGTGTGCTGAGCGGTGGCATTGAAGTTGCGCATCCAGCGCCATGCCGAGTCATTGAGCTGCTCCAGGCTCTGTACGTTGTCAAAGCGCAGGCGATGCTCGAACTTGCGCTCGATCAGGTCGTTGGTCTTCTCGACCTGGCCCTTGGCCCACGGCTGGCCGGGCTGGTTGATCCAGATACGGATGCCCAGCGCGGCACACAGGTTCTTGAACATCGCGCCGGTATTGGCGCTGCCCGGATCCACCATCACCATCATCGGCGCACCGCACAGCGGGTCAGCCGCGCCGCGATACTGCATGGCATTGATGAACGTACGGCACAGGTTCTCGCCGCTCTCCGCGCCCAGCACGTACTCCACGTAGAAGGCACCGCTGGTGTGGTCGGTGAACACGTAGCGCCAGACGCGCTCGTTCTCTACGCGCGCCAGGTTCTTCGGCTTGTTCTTGTAGAACTCGCTGGCAGGCATCGCGTGCAGGCCATCCTGCCGCTTGAGGTAATACAGCACGCACAGGCTGGGATCGGCCTGCCACACCTGGTTGGGGTGTTCGCTGGCCAGCTGCACCTTCGGGGCCGGCGCTGACAGCTGATCCGGGTGTAGGCGATTGACGCGCAGAGCCTTGGCCGCCGAGCTCTCGCTCAGCTGACGGATCTCACCCGTTTCACCATCGATCACCTCGCCGCGCACCATGTCGTTGGCGCGAAGCATGTCGATGGCCTCGCCGATGCTGGCCAGGCGCTTGCCGGTGCCGCGGCGTGATTCGAGCAGCACTGCCGAAATCAGCTCCAGTTCCTCAAGGGTCCATCCCGAATTGCCGCGATCGCTGCGGCGCTTGCGAGGCTTCAGCGAACAGGTCAGCTTCGAGACCTGTCGATACAGTGTCTGCACGCTGCAGCCCCATTCGGCGGCGTATCGCTCGGCAATGGCGCGCTTCTGGCCATGGCCGGCGCAGAGCAGGTCAGCAGCGGCCTGCTCGATCAAGCTGGCGCTGAGGGCCATATCAGCCCTCCCGCTTCCAGTCGGCCAGGCGGCGGTCATGGATCACCGTCACGCCGACCTCCTGGTGGTCGCGGACAAGGCGCAGGTCGTTGATCAGGCTGGCGATCAGGCCGGCAACCTGCTCTTCGACATTGAGGTCGTGCTGTTCGGCGTGCTGCATCAGCGCAATCACCGCACCACTGAAGCCAGCTTCTTCACTGCCGCTGGCAATGGCGATGCGCACCTGGGCGGCCGCCTGCTCCAGCTGGGTCAGCAATTCCTGCGATTGCTCGTCGGGCGTGGCCTTCTTCCACTTCCGCTGTGCTTTTGCTGTCTTCTCCTCCGCCTTGTTGAGATCGTCGCTCAACTTGGTGATGCGCTGGTCCTTTGCCTCGCCGTCAGCCTTTGCTTCACGCAATGCGGTGCGGAGCTGGCTGGCGCTCATGCGCTCTACGTCGTCCAAGGTGATGCCGGCAACTGAGTCACCGGAGTCCAGTGCCTGAATCTCTTCATCGTCCAGGACGGCGAGCTCGATCACTTTGGTTTGGGTGCCTGCGGCAGCCAAAAGGGACTTAGAGTCCCATTTGGAAAATTTAAGGGCGACACCCATGAAGCGTGACGCCATGCGTCGATGTAGGCCTCGCTGAGTGCATTGATCAATGAACTCTCCGTGCCCGACTTGCTCTTTGATGAGCAGCAGGCCCCGGCCCATTTCGAGGATGTCCTCGACGGAGCGGCGTTGGCGGTACTCGACCATGCTCCAGAGCGAGTCGGTGTCCAAGGCACCTGCGTAGCCCAGCGTGGTGGCCAGGCTCTTCACCTGCGCCTCGGCCTGCGCCATCACCTGCAGTTCCTGGCTGCGCTCGACCAGCTTGCTCGTGTCCAGTTCCGTGCCCACCGGCTCGGCCTGGGCGAGCGGCTTGGCGCCGCGCTTGTTGGGTTGCTTCTCTGCCATTTCGATCCTCGTCATCAGTTGGGGCTACGGCTGTAGCGGTTCTTGAAGTCGTCCAGCTGGCGCTCTTCGCGGGCTACCTCGGCCTGATGGGCCAAGGCGATCTGGACAATTCGGGGGGACAGGCGCCAGTTGTCCTGGTCGAAGGGGGAGCGCTCGACCAGGCCGTCCTCGGCCATGCGCTGCAGGTTGCGCAACGTGGTACTGGGCGATTCGCCAATGCCGTCGGCAATGGGCTTCAGGCGCAGGCCGGAGTGGCTGTGCCCGGCCAAGGCGAACAGCAGGCGGGCGAAGATGCTTTGCTCGCTCATGCTGCAGCTCCCTGCTGGCGGCGGGCCAGCTCTTTCAGGATGCGAACGGCCCGGCGATCGGCCGCGTCCACGGCGCCAGCCAGCGGCAGGGTGCTGGCCAGCGGCTCGTCCGATTCGACGGCGCACTGCCAGTTGTTCACGGCCGTGGCGTACTGGTCGCGGGCCGAGGCGAGCAACAGCTCCAGTTCGCGGGTGGGCACCTCATCCAGGGGGCGGCCGGAAGTGTTCATGCCACGTCCCTCACGCCGGCTGCCTTGAGCAGTTGGGCGCGCAGCGCCTGGCCCTTCGGGCCCGCCCAAGTGCCGTAGATAGCCTGACGGGCTGCGCTGGGGTTCACGCCGTGCTGGCGGCACCAGGCGCTGACGGTAGTGTTCTGGAGGGTCATGCCGGCGCGGACCTTGTTCATCAGATCGCGTCCGGGAGGTAGGTGCTGAACCATGTCGTATCCTTGCGGTGTTGTTTAAACCGGGCAGGACAAGAATGGTGCAGATATCTGCACCTGTCAACACTTATGAGTGAATTAATCTGCACCATCGGGTCGCGCCTTCGCGACGAGCGATCACGTCTTGGGCTAAGCCAGACCGCCCTTGGCGAAATCGTTGGCGCTTCGAAGCGGACCGTGATCGATTGGGAGAAGGGTGCTACGTCCCCCACTTCAGCCCAGCTCGCTGATTTGGCGGAGATCGGGCTGGACCCTCTCTACGTTCTAGTCGGCCAGCGCAGCGTAGCCAGGCCTGGTTTGGCCCAGGAACAGATCGCGATGTTCAACGAGGTCATTGACACGTTCTGGGCACTTTCCGACGACAGTCGCGCGATAGCTCTGACGATGCTCGGGGGCCTGTTGCGAAAAGACGTCCAAGCTGAAGCATCTCGAAGTGTCCGTAAGCGGACGCCTAACTAAGGAGAGTGGAATGATTCGATTGAAAAAGAAGGTGGTACTCGGTTTCTGTTTAGCGATCTCGGCGTATGCGTATGCGCATGCGAGTGGGGGCGTGCGAGAGGCTACTCCGAAGGAGCTTGCCGCTATTAAGGCGGGACTTGAAACTCAGCTTAAGGATGCCTCTAGTGCTCGGTTCAGTAATGTCCGGGTCAATGGAGAAGGCTCATTCTGTGGTCTGGTGAATTCCAAGAACGGCTTCGGCGCCTATGGCGGCTACACCCCAATGACTGGGTTGCTGTTCGATCTAAATGGAAAGTTGACTGCTCATGTAATGGGCCTCGACTCTCCGGAGGCAGTCCAAATGGTATGTGAGGACAAGGGGCTAAGCCTCCCGCCGGCTTGACTTCCATTGTGTCGAGCGTCGATGTCCCGAGCCTTGATCTTTCAAAGCTCCCAATTACCTGTCGGCTGCCGCAAGCGCTCACTCTTCCACGCAGGCCGCAGTGGCTCATGCGGACCGCGGTCCCAAGACTACCTCCCAATAGAAATTGACACTCTGCCCATCGGTTTGGTGCGCACTGGCGCACCTGGCCGACGGGCATCCTCGTCTGCCCGTCGGCCATTTTTCCTTGGAGATGGCGCATGGCAGCAGAGCAACCCAGTAACAAGGCACTGCCCATCGCGGGCGGAATGCTGGCGAGCATGCTGGCGTTGCTGCTCGGGTTGGTACAGCCCTTTGAGGGCTACTCGGCCCAGCCCTACCGTGATGTAGTCGGCAAGCTGACGGTCTGCTACGGCCATACGGCAAAGGTCGAACAGCGCACCTACACCCGCGCAGAGTGCGAGCGCCTGCTCCAGTCGGACCTTGGTGTCGCCTGGAACACCGTTCAGAGCTGCATCAAGGTGCCGATGGCGGACTACCAGGCAGCCGCACTGACGTCGTTCGCGTTCAACGTTGGCCCTGGTGGTGCTGGCGTCAAGGACGGCCTGTGCACCCTGCGCAACGGCCAGCAGCCACGCATCCGCATCTACGCCAACCAAGGCCGATGGGATCTTGCATGCGCCCAGCTGAGCAACTGGGCCAACGCCGGTGGCCGGCCATACAAGGGGCTTGAACGCCGCCGCACGGCCGAGCGCGCGATGTGCGAGGGCCGGTACTGATGATTCGCGCCCTGATCGCAACGGTCGCCCTGCTGCTGGTGCTCCTGCTGGTGGCCATTGCCGCAGCACTTCTCTACCGCGGCAATGCCCTGGATGCGCAGGCTCGTGACGCCACGGCGCAGCAGCGTCTGACCACGCTTGAATCGCAGCTTGAAGACGAGCGCAGCGCTCGTGGCATCGAGCACACCCAGGCCAAGGCGATGGCCCAGATCGGAGACGAACATGAAAATGATCGGGAGGCGTCCGCGTCCGTCCCTGCTGCCGTTGTGGCTGACGTGCGTACTGGCGATCTCAGGCTGCGCAACGACCTCGCCACCTGCCACACCGCTCGCCTGTCCCAAGCCGTCTCTGGCGCCGTCGAACGTAATGCGAGCGCCCAACTACGAGCAGAGGTCGCGGGCGATCTTGTTCGAGTCGGACGCGACGCCGACAACCACGTCCGGGCCTGCCAGCGCGTCATCGGTGTCCTCACCGGACAGCACCCTTCCGTCGAGGCCAACCCATGATCGTTGAAGTGCAGCCGCTCTACCTGGTGTGGTTCGCCGGCATCGGCATCACCCTGCTCGGCGGCCTGATCGCCGGCGGTCGCTGGCTGGTCAACCAGCTGCAGCAACGCACTGATCAGCAGTTGGCCATCCTGATTAACGACAGCAAGCGTTGGCGCGAGGTTGAGAGCCACCTCACCGACTTCCGCCTGGAAGTTGCGAAGGAATACGTCCGCCGCGAGGACTATGCCCGCGGGCAGAGCGTCATCGAGGCAAAGCTCGATGCAGTGGCCTCGAAGATCACGAACATGCAAAGCAAGGGGAACACGCCGTGAGTCACGGAAATCAGGGCCCGGATCTGGGCAAGTTGCGCCGGGAGCAGCTGCGCTGGCTGATGCTGCTGGTGCTGGATCGCTCTCGCCCCTATCCGATCGGCGAAGCCGTCCTGGCCGGCGCCGCCCAGGACATGTATCCGGATGCCACCGCTTTGGAAGTGCGCAGGGAGCTGGATTACCTGGACACCCGCCGCCTGATCGACATCACCAAATCCCCTTCGGGGCCGTGGTCGGCTGAGCTGACGCGCCACGGTGTGGATATTGTCGAGTACAGCATCGACTGCGGGCCGGGCATCGCGCGCCCACCGAAGTACTGGTGATCCCATGCCTCCCGTGAGCAAGATCGACCTATTGCCGGCCGAGGTGCGCGACGAGCTGGATCGGCGCCTGGTCGCCAATGCCTTCGGCGGCAGCATCTCGCTGTCCGAATGGCTGGGCGAGCAGGGCTATGAGATCAGCAAGACCACCGTCAACGAGCGGGCCAAGCGGCTCAAGCGCCGCCTGGCCTCGATCAGTGCCAGCACCGAGGCCATGAAGCTGGTGGCCGAGCAGGCGCCGGATAATGCCGCCGAGCGCGGCAGTGCACTGCTGGGCCTGCTGCAGACCGACCTGTTCGAAGCGCTGCTGCAGTTCCAGGAAGCGGCCGACCAGGACGATGAGAGCATTTCCCCAGCCGATCGCATTGCGCTGTACAGCAAGGCGGCCAAGGCCATTGCTGAACTGACCCGCTCTTCCATCGTGCGCGAGAAATGGGCCGGCGAGATCCGCCAGAAGGCGCTGGTCGACGCGGCCAGCCGGGTCGAGGAGGCTGCACGGGCCAAGGGCCTGGACGCCGAGGGCGTGGAGTTCTGGCGCAACAAAGTGCTGCATGGAGTCGGCTAAGTGAGTGCACTGGGCCCCCTGCCGGATACCGAGCGCGTCCTGGACTGGGAGGAGCTGCCCGAGAGCGTGCGCTCGATCTCGGCCAACTTTGACCCGAGCAAGGCCGGTGTGCTGATGGCCCACCAGTCCGAATGGATCCGGATGCAGGAAGGGCTGGATATCGCGGTCTGCGAGAAGGGGCGTCGTACCGGCATCACCTTCGCCCAGGCGTTGAGCGACACCATCACCGCAGCCTCTGCCAAGGACGCCGGCGGCGACAACGTGTGGTACATGGCCGACACCAAGGAAAAGGGTCTGGAGTTCATCGGCTACGTGGCCAAGTTCGCGCCGATCATTGCCCAGGGCCAAGCGTCAAGGATTGAGCAGCACATCTTCCAGGACCAGCAGCCTGATGGCACCAGTCGGCAGATCCAGGCGTTCCGGGTTCGCTTCGCCAGTGGCTTCCGTATCACGGCACTGTCCTCGCGCCCGGAGAACATCCACGGCCTGCAGGGCGTGGTCGACCTGGACGAAGCGGCGCTGCACAAGGACGTGGCCAAGGTGCTCGAGTCGGCCACCGCGCTGCTGATCTGGGGTGGCCGCATCCGCGTGTGGTCCACCCACCGTGGCAAGAAGAACCCGTTCAATCAGCTGGTACAGGACGTCCAGGCAGGTCGCTACGGCAAGAAGGCCGGGGTCATCCGCATCAGCTTCGATGATGCGGTGTCCAATGGCCTGTACGAGCGGGTCTGCGCCATGCGTGGCAAGGCGGCCACCGCCGAGGGCAAGAAGGAGTGGTACACCGCCATCCGCTCGGCCTACGGCCCGCGCAAGGCCGCCATGCGCGAGGAGCTGGACGTCATCCCGCGCGATGGCGATGGCTCAGCCATCCCTTCGGTCTGGATAGATCGGGCCATGCCCGAGGTCCGGCCCGTGCTGCGCCTGGTCTTCGATGACGACTTCCCCAAGCGCTCTGAGAAGGAGCGCGAGATCTGGTGCTCGGTCTGGATTGCTACCACGTTGCTGCCGGTGCTCCGTGCTGCGGTGGCCGGGTTCACCGGGCGCTGGGCGATCGGCATGGACTTCGCGCGCCACCGTCACTTCTCGGTCATCAAGCCTGCCAAGGTCGGGCAGGATCTGCGCCGCGACGTGCCGTTCCTGATCGAGATGGCCAACGCGCCCACCCGCCAGCAGGAGCAGATCCTGTGGGCGCTGCTGGACGCGCTGAAGGAAGGATTCCCTGGTCGCTGGTCATTTGCCGGCGATGCCACTGGTCCCGGCCAGACCTTGATGGAGTACACCGGCGACCGCTACGGCCGGGCTGAGCTCGATACCGAGACGGGCCGCTACATCGGTGGCCCAATCCACGAGGTCACCCTGTCGCGCCCCTGGTACGGCGAATGGATGCCCAAGTACATCGCGCTGTTCGAAGACGGCTTCCTCAGCCTGCCCAGGGACGCGTCCCTGGAAGACGACCACCGCGCAGTGGAGTACGTCGACGGCATCCCGATGGTGCCGCGTCTGGAGCGAAAGGACCTGCAGGATCCGGAGCTGGTGCGCCACGGCGACGGCGCGATCGCCGGCGTGCTGATGCAGTTTGCCGCACTCAACCACGTCACCTCGGTGCCCATCGAGTTCCAGGCGGCCGGCGCGCGCGCCTACATCGGCGACGGCCGAGCCGACGGCGTGGCCACCGTCGTGACCGATGATGCCTTCGGCACGGTCAGCGGCGGAAATGATTTTGGAGGATATGCATGACCACCGCCCGCCCAGAGATCGGCCGCGAGATTGCCACCACTGCCGATGGCATCGACATCACCCGTGGTTACACCGGGCCACTGCTGCTGCCCTTTGACAGTGTCCTGCGCAACCGCGGCGGCTACGACCTTCAGATCTACGAACAGGTGCTGTCCGACCCGGAGGTGAAGACCACCTTCGGCTCTCGCCAGGATTCGGTGGTGGCCTGCGAATGGCAGGTGGAGCCCGGCGGCGAGAAGCGCATCGACCGCCAGGCGGCAGAGTATCTGCAGGAGCAGCTGCATGGCATCGGCTGGGACAACGTCACCCGCAAGATGCTCTTCGGCGTGTTCTACGGCTATGGCGTGGCGGAGATCCTGTACAAGGTCGACGGTACTCGCATCGGCCTGAAGGACATCAAGGTCCGTAACCGTCGGCGC